GTTCCGCTCACGCTAACGCGTGAGATGATAGCTAAAGCTATCGTCTATACTCATAATCTAGCTGACTATGAGGGCAATGGTTATTGCCATGAGGTCTAGGGGTTGTTACCCTACACTAGAGCATCTCTGCCTAGCCGGCTAAGATGATATTATCGGTTCGCCGAGGTCTCCTTGGCTTAACAGCAAAGGTGATTGTATGGCCCCTCCCCATGTTGCCAAAGTTCGTGGTAACACGACTCCTAGTGTCACATGGAGCCGCACCGGTTACACCCAGAAGAAACCCTTCACTGACGTTCTCGATTTAGAGTTCGCCAAGGGAGTTATTATGTCTGGTCTAGGTAATCCGGATCACGGTCTCTCATCCTCCGCCGTCTGCGTTTTCGTCGACTACTGGAAGGTTAACTACCCTTCTGTCGATATTGCCAGCGCCGGTTGCCATGACAAGTTCGCATCATCAGTTTCTGATTCTGCGGCTTTAGGAGTTGATCTGGCTGAGTACCATCAGTCGGTTCAGATGATCGAAGGTGCAGGCAAGAAATTGCTTAACATCGTCGACGCTGTCCGGAAGAAGGACTTCGGGAAACTTCTCAAAAATCTTGATCCTCGTACGCCCGTTCCAAAAAAACGGCCGTCTTGGTCCAAGGGGTTTGCGAATAATTTTCTAGAAGTGCATTTTGGTTGGGTACCCTTGTGTCAGGATATCCACGATGCTGCTCAGGCCATATCGCAGCCCATCAAAGCGAATAGAGTCAACGTCCGCAAAAAAGATAAGCTGAATTATTCATCTCATTTTGATGCGGGCGGCGGCTATTTTCTCTTTGAAGATTGGGATTGTGATACGGTAGTGAGAATGGGAGCCGACGTGGCGTGCACTAATCCAGCACTCCATTTAGCGCAGTCTTTGGGTCTTACCAACCCGGTCTCCGTCGCCTGGGAACTTGTTCCCTTTAGCTTCGTAGTCGACTGGTTTGCTAACGTCGGACAATTCGTCGGTCAGCTTGACGAGTTTGCCGGGATGGCGTTGCACAACGCCTTCACGACAGTTGGTATTAACGCGAATGGGCAGAGCTCTGCTGGGAATCCTAACTGGAATCCTGCAGTGCAATCCTATACGTGGTATAACATCTGCGTGAAACGGCGGTCCGGTATTGCAACTGTACCGCTTGTGCTTAAGCCTCTCAAGCTGCCTTCTCCAACTCGCGCCCTTACGGCGATTTCGTTGGTGATTCAGCAACTTGGGAAATGAACGTTCTGTTCAAAACTTCTGACCTGAAATGGTCAATCCGTAAGGAACATCATGCCCACCATGGCAAGTATCACGGTCAAGAAGGCCGACAACACTACCGACATCGTCTACGATGCCCTCAACGCCTCTGGCGGTGATGGCTCGCCTGCGGTCTGGCGCCAAGATACTGGCGCTGCTGCTGGACTGCCGGTCGGACTTCGCGCCCAGTTGAAGGCGTTGAGCAAGTGGAATGGTCCGCAGACCGCGCGGCAGGTGAAGTTCAACTTCGCCTATCCGTACGCGACTCAGGACACTACCACGACGCTCTACTCCGCGACTGATCGCGTCGTCTTCGAAGGAATCATCACGGTGCCCCAGAATGTCCCGGCGTCGGCCATCAACGAAGCTTGCGCTCAGGTGATGCACCTGCTCGCTTCTTCGCTGCTGATCTCGTCGGCACAAGCTGGTTACGCCCCCGTCTAATCAACAGGGACGTACATCATGACCTTCCACACGTTGCAAAGTTTCGCACGTGTTGTCCTTCGCTTTTACGAGGACATCGACACGCCTTTGAGCCTCGGCCTTTACCTTCGAGTAAAGAATGGGCTCTGGCGTGAGGCAATTGCAGTCAGCATCAGCCCCAGTTCGTACCTTCATCACGCTTCGTATCTCCGTGACGCTTCGTGCGTCGCGTTTTTGAAGAAATGTTCCGGTCTTCCGACCGGAGCAGATACGCGTTCTGCTGCTATTGAAAAATGGAAGCAGGGCGAACGTGATTGTTACCTATCCAATCAACGTCTCGTCAGATATCTCCCTGAGTTTCGCAACTCAGATGACTCTGATGTGCGCATCCAATCCTTCATTGGACGCGTAAAAAGAAGAATTGTTGATTGGATCGGCACAAGTCCCCCTGTCGTGTTTGACGGGAGATTCGGTCCGGGTACGACTTCGACAGACCGTGGGCGACGTAGTACGATCGCACACAAAATCACCAATGTTCCATCATTGACTCGTGGTGCCCTGCCTGTCCTCCCCTTTTGGGGAAGGACTTTATGGGGCCGGCGTAATGCCTTACACCACGGAGAGATCGAATTGGTACGTGGTAACCGTTTCGCAACGGTTCCCAAGACGGCGTTAGTTGATCGCTGCATTGCTGCAGAACCATCTATCAACGTCTTTTACCAACTCGCCCTTGGGCGGATCCTTCGTCGTCGCCTTAAGCAAGCGACGGGGCTGGACCTCGACCATGCTGCAGATCAACACAGAGCTTCTGCTAGATCTGCTAGTGTGGACAATAGTCTCGCGACTATTGATCTCTCTAATGCAAGCGATACTGTTTCAAAAGTTTTAGTCAAACTTTTGTTACCGCCGCACTGGTATGAGTATCTCTCGGCCTTCCGGTCGAGTCATACCCTTATCGATGGTCGGTGCGTGTTACTAGAGAAATTTAGTAGCATGGGTAACGGGTATACCTTCGAACTCGAGACTATCATTTTTCTCGCCCTCGCGTCTCAGCTTTATGCTGACTCACGTGGAAGAGAGCCGATTTTTGGCATTGATGTTTCGTGTTTCGGGGATGATATCATCCTTCCGGATGATCTCGCGCCCGTTTTGAGCCCAATGTTGAGATTCTTTGGTTTTTCTATAAACGACGAAAAGTCGTTCGTAGGTTTCTCCAACTTTAGAGAGTCTTGCGGAGCCGACTACTTTCGTGGTCATTTCGTTCGACCCTACTACTGTAAGGAGATCCCCAATGAACCCCAACGATGGATATCCATCGCAAACGGAATCCAACGCATCAAAAATCTTGTCGACCCTTTCGGGGTTGATAAGCCTTTTGGGAGCTGGTTTCTCGCTCTGGCAGAAATTCCGTCACAGATCAGATCCTGTCGAGGGCCCGAAGCCCTCGGCGACATCTGCATCCATGACGAAAGATCCCGCTGGAACTATCGATGGAAAGACTCAATCAGGTCCTTCCGAGTCTACCAGCCCGCTCGAATCGCAAGATTCAAGTGGACTGACTTCGACCCGGATACGGTCCTAGCTTGCGCTGTATACGGTGCTGGGGACGGAAAACTTGGGATTTCTCCTAGGGATTCTATTCTTTCCTATCGTATCAGCTGGGTTGCGTACTCTTAAGTACGTTTTCCGATGGAGTAGAGGGTGGGCTTAAGCCCGTCCCCTACCGCCCTTCGGGGCGGCTTTCGGCCTATTTCTTCGGCCTAAGTGAAAAAGCTGCTGTGCTTT